CGTTTAAGCAACGATTGTACCTTTGATCAAGCGAAAGGTGTAAAGCGTGTTCAGCAGTGGTTGCAAGAAGGTAGAGTTTGCCACTCTATCGATCTTTCAGACGCTACTAACATGTTTCCACGACACTTTCAGATTGACTTGGTCTCCCAGACATTCGCGGATCCTACGGGGCTGCTTGCGCAGTGCCTTTCGATCTTCGAGTTTGCTTGCGAGGCCCCATGGTTCTCGAAGGAGAACGGTGTGGTCACTCTACACCGATTCACTAGAGGTCAACCTCTAGGTCTCGGGCCTTCATTTTTCATGTTCGCCTATACTCATAACGTACTCTTACGAGGGTTATGTATCAAACACGGCCTCAACGGTAACGACTTTGTCGTTCTCGGAGACGATGTTTGTATAGGGAATCCTGAACTCGCCAGGCTTTATCGGGCAACCCTGACCAACCTAGGTTGTAAGGTATCTGAGAGTAAAACAATTACTTCAGATAAGTTTGCAGAGTTTGCGGGAAAGGTAATACTCCCAAATCGGGTTATTCACCAGAATAAATGGAGAGACGTGGATAATTCCAACTTTGTCGACGTTTGTCGGCAACTTGGTCCACCGTCTAGAGTACTACTTAGCCAAAGGCAGAAGGCAGTTATCGACGCGATAGCCGAGGTACCTGTCGAGGTAGGTGGCTTGGGTTGGAACCCAAGTGGGAAATCTCTTTCTGAGAGGCTTTCCACACCTATTGCTCAACAGCTGATGGACAGTAGCGAACGCTACATGACCTTCGAGAGTGCTGGAACCAGAAACGGTCGTTTCTGGAACGAGATGAACCTCAGAGGTCCTAAGTCAATTCATGACCAGCTTGATAATGCTGCTCTGAAAGAGCTCGGATTTGAGGGCTCTGCCGACCAGGCAGAATCATCGATGACAGCTTGTGAGAACAGCCACTGGGTTGTTTCAGTTGGAATACACCAAATGAACATGATCCTTGGTCGTCCTCACCCAAGCGTAATCCGTGATACTAGAGATAGTGTCCCTGGTTATGTTCCGGTTTCGGCTCAGACTGACGATCCTTTCCAAAAGGTGAGTAACGATATACTCTACCAGCTGGAACAGAAAGTCAGAAGGTCAAAATTGGTACAGCTCATTATATGAGCTTATCCATTACACCTAGTGTATTTCTACGACGAGATGTAAG